TTATATTAGTTATTTTTTGTCTTAAACTTAACTTAGACACTGTTCTAATTTGTAAAGTTTGTTCGTTTTTGTATTTGTTATTTATAACCTGCTGATCGCTTCCTCTAACAGAAGTTGAATTTCCTATGACAGATTTGACGTGGCAATCTATTGTTGATGAATAATTCCACTCACGTTTAATTGCTCCAGTGTTTATATCTTGTGTGTCAGATTGAACATACACGTCCAACTGCATAGGCATTACAGAGGTTATGATGTCCATTTAGAATGCCACCATGCCATTGAGGACATATGGTGATAACAACTGATCTGCATACAGATTTCCAGTTCCTCTGTGAGCATCTTCCATAAAATCAAATTTCCAATCAAATGTACTTATTGATTTTACATATTTATTTCTCCATGCCGAGTCTTTTTCGAAGAACTGACCTATTAAAACTATACATGCTTCTTCAACATTGTCTGGAACTGAACTCCACCCAAATCTTCCTGCAACGGTGTATCTTGCATCTTTTTTAAATGCTCCGTGAAATCCTCTATCGTTTATTGATGGAGGAATATATCCATTAGCGGTGTAAATTGTATTGTCGTATAAATCCTGTTTATTTACCCTTACACCAAATCCAGACTCTGAGATGATTGGATCATATATCCAGTTGTTTACATTATTTATTTTATCAACAAGGAGTATGTCATTTTCATACAACTCATGCACTTCATGTACCTTAAATGGCATAGGCAAAATGTCAGATCCGTAACCATAAACTATCTGCGTGTCGTCATATAGATAAAAAAATTGAGCTGTATAAATTTCAATTAATTTTCTTGCATACTTTTCTGCCATTTGTATCTCATGATACGTTCTGTAATTTGGATCAGATGGGTCTGTACCAATATTTAAATCCTCCCAAACGTCTGAAAGGTTTGCATACGGAGTTACCACATCTGTATAATATGTGTGAGCTGCATCGTTTCCGTCAACAGAATAAGACCATACGATCTTAAACTTTCTATTTCTTAAACAATATTCAAGAGGTATAACAATTTGATACGTTCCTGCATCTGTTTCTAGTTTGGTTGCTTCCAATACAGTTACGGGCGTATTTGGATTAACAGCTGGATTTATTGTATTGTCCTCTGTTATATCATAGATTGTTGCTATAACGTCATCATTATCAGCATCAACTATCTCTCCGCCCCAAAATATTTTTGTTTTTATTGGAGCTGTTTGGTCCTTATAAATCTCAGCCATTTAAAATGCTTAGCCGTAGAACTCCTGTACTTCTTTAGGCGTTGCTAAACGGAAGCCCCCCTCTTTATCAAAAATTTTCTGAGCTTGGTCTTCAGGCATTGCAACAAATGGATGGTCCTTTGTAAAAGTATGACCCATAATGTCATAACGCATGTTTGCTCGTGTCATTCTAACCAATACAGAATCTGCTGGAACCTCATCCTTAACATTAAACTTAGGCAAAATCTCGATCTCCTCTGTATTTTCAGCAACCTCTTTAATTGTTGCTTGATATACGTCCCATGTGACGCCCTCTTCAGCCATCGCTGCAATTATATCTTGTTTGTTCTTTAGGCCTTCCGTGTCAACAGCAAATTCGGTTGCTATTGTTTTCAGCTCTGCTACCTTTAGTTTGTCAAATGACATATTTTCTCCTTACTCTAGGTACATTAATTATAGCATTAACAAATTAAAATGAAAAGCCCCCTAATTTTATTTAGGGGGCCTCCAATGGTTATCTTAAATTAATTAAGAAGCAACCTTGACGTTCTTTACAACGACCCAAGCGTCTGCCTGCTCGATCTGAACACCAACACGAGTATACATTGTGTACTCGATTGAGTCCTTACGAGGCCAGAAGAAGCGGTAAACAGTTACGTCACGCTTGATACCAATAACTACGTTATTTGGGAATGTCAAGTGGATGTCACCGTGTGAACCAGCTGCGCCTGAATAATCGCCAGACTGTGTTTCTGGTAGAAGAGGAACTTCTACAATTGGGATACCGAATGCGTATGGTGCAACGTATCCTGCTGGGCCACCAAGAACAGGAACATCACCACGGATGATGCCAGAAGCAATATCCTGTGGGTTAACGTTCTGAATGTTCTGTGATGTGCTGTATAGATAATCCTGGATCAAGTTTGAGCCAGAAAGGAAGCGAAGGTCTGTACGACGTTGCTTGTACTTACGTGGAAGTGCCTTCAATGCGCTGTTAAATACAGCACGAGAAATATTAGCACCCTCTGCGTCAACTACGTGACCATAAGACTTAGCCTTCTTAACTGCGCCATCAAAAGACTTGTAAAGTGCATCGCCTGTAAGATCCTCATCACCGTTAAGGATAACATCTTCGATGTCATTTCCTGCCTGTGTTGCCATCATACGTGCAATGTGATCTTCTAGATCTGCACCCTCAATATTGTCTTCGAGTGACTCTGTTGAAAGCTCCCAGTCCATGCGTAGCTTCTTAGTTGTAAGAGAGATCTTTGAGAAAGTTACTCCGCTATTTACAGCAGTGTTCTCTCCTTCAGATGCAAGCTTTACAAGCTTCTCTCCGATTGACATACGATCAATCTCTGTTGTATCAGCTTTCATTCGGACAGTACGTGCAACCTTACCAATTACGGTAGCATCGAACATATAGTCTAGGAATCTAGCTGACTGTTCTGGGTTAAGGAGACCACCATTTCCGTTTTCGGAAGCTGTGTGAACGCCTGAACCACCTGTTGATGAGCCGAAGCCTGTTGATACTGTTGTACCAGCTGCTGCAGCCTTTTCTAACAATTCATTACTCATTTATTTTCACCTACCCTATTAGTTGAAGATTTCATTTACGGAACCGAGGAAAGCACCGTGCCATTTTGAATTTGACTTTGTTACTACCTCTGATCGGCCAAGATCTGAGGACTTCTTAATTGCGGTTTCGCCTTCTACAGCATCCACACGCTTTTGAACACCTTCGATGGTGCCCTTGATTTCTGTCACAGCTGCACTAAGTGCAGTGTGCTTTTCTGCTAACTCTGTGATTTGAGCATTTACACTCTTGCTGAATGCCTCAACAGTTTCTTTGATTTCTGAAACCTGAGCAGCATTAGCTTCTGTTGCTTTTGTCACTGTCTCTGAGAAAAAGCCCTTTAGGTCGCCTAGCATTTTTGCAAAATCAGGTTGTTCAACCTCTTCTGTTGTTTCGGCTGCTTTTTCAACGGAGTCGGCAGGAGTTGTTTCTTCTGAAACGATATCAGATTTTTCAAGATCTGCTTCTGCTACTGCATCCGCAGGAGTTGAATCTGCATCAGTTGCCTCTGCAACTGGCGCCTCTGATACTGGTAGAGCTTCTTCTACTACAGCTGGAGCTTCTACTACAGCTTCAGCTTCTTTGTTAACATTAAGCTTTTCCATCTCATTACCTCCTTCTACGTTTGCCTGTTTTGCTATTTGTACTTCAGGCAACGGTAATCTTGACTTCTGAAATGAAGCAAGAATCTTATCTATTTCTTTCGCTTTATTTATATCTGAACTTTCTACCCAACCAATTAATGTTGCAGGCTTACCGCTGATTGGTGAGTTAAAAGTTTTTTCTGTTGACATGAAGATTGAATCGCTATCTTCACAATAAAAAATATTTTCTGTAACAACTTCTGCAGCCATTCCTTTAAAAACAAGTTGTCCATTTGATTTAGAAATTGAAAGAACATTGCAAAGCTGGTTTGCTGGAGAGTCAACAATTGACAATTCAATTAGTTCATAGTTCTTGATAAATCTAACTTGCTCTCCTGTTGACTTGTTCATTTCGTTATCTGCTTCTAGAATCTTTCCGCCAATTGAAAAACCAGAAAGAGTGCCATCAAGAACTTTTTCCCAAGTATCTTGTGCACCCTTTGAAACGTATACGTCTACGTATACTCCGTTATAAAACTCTTTTGTGTCTTGATCATAGTAAGTTTCTGGTCTGAATGAAACCATCTTACCGACAGCTGTTGCGCTGTGCATCTCACGAATATTGCCTCTGAAATTTTCAAAAGCTTTTATGCTTGCTTCAGCAAGTACAACGTCACCTGTCTGGTCAACATTGTCTAATGTTGCAAATCCAGATACGGTTCTTTTTTCTTTATTGACCTTAGCAAACGGAACCGACAAATATACATTGTCGCCATTGCTAGACCAATGGGCCTTTTCAATATTCATATGCTTAATTTTATACGGTTATTTACTATAACGCAAATAGCAGTTGAGTAAACCTATTTGACTTTAGGTCCGTCCCCCTTGGCATTTCTTCCTTCGCCAGATTTGTCTGGGGCATTATTTGCACGAGCTCTGTCACGAGCTCTATTTCCAGTGGACTTAGCTTGCTGATCTGCCACCTGCTGTGGCTTTAATTCTACTGGCTCGTCTCCACCTTCAATTGGAACCATTCCTTTTCTGATACGAATTTCATTTGGAACAACTACCTTCATTCTCAAATAAATTTCATCAATGCGGCTTTGTGTCTCTTCGTCTGTCAAACTTAATTCATTGAATTTTAATTCAACAACGTCTGTCTTTTCAGCAATTAAATAATTAAGCTTTTTCTCAAGTCTATCCTGTGCAGGTCTGCAAACTTGCTCTTTAAATGTTTTATCCGCATCACGAGCATTTGCTAATGAAGCGCCTTCAGGTAAACCAATTTTATTTATTGGAACACGATGTGCTAATAGTATTTCATCTCTATTTGTCTTACGATAAATGTTAAATGAAGACTCTTGCTCTCCCGCCTCAATAGGCTCCATCTTAAATTCAACTTTTGAATCAGGGCTATCTGCAGGCAAAGGAATATAAAGTGATCTATGGTTTTTGCCCTTAAGACCTACCTGGAAAAATTCAAGCAATTTTCTTTCTGATTCTGGTGAAAGTTTTGCACCCTTTACCGTAATAATATATCTTGGTACGGCTTTATTTTCAAAATAATCAAGGTTATATCTTCCAGCAAATTCATTTCCTGCAAGAGCTTGCTGAGCAGCAATAATATCTGGAACACCGTAATAATTATTCATTGGAGTATATTTCTTTAAATGAATAATTTCATTTGGACGATCTTCTTGTCCAGCAATTGGATTTGGTGTTTCTAGGTCGCCAAAATTTCTAAAATATACAGCCTTGCCATAAAGCAATTGAACAAATCCATCACGCAAACGTCGTACACGCATTGTTTTTGCTGGTATATGACCGATATAGCCTATATCTCCAGCTGTGGTACGTCCGATCTCTATGTAACCGTTTCCAGTCGCCTCAAGGTCGGTGTAGGCCTTTATAAGGGTTTCTGTAAACGACTCTTCCTCATTACAATCGTCAAGCCATTTATCTAAGCCCATTTTAATTCTATTAATTTTTGCACGAGCTCTCTCAAGTTGTTTATCATCTGTAATTTGATCTAATGCATCTTTTGCTTTTGATGTTTCATGAAAAGTATAACCTAGTCCAACTATATTTGAAACCTTGGCATTAACTGCAGCATAATTATATGTTGATATTTCATAAACTTGTGAAAGATATTCTAAATTGTAAATTGGTTCAACGAGGTCAAACATTGCATAGCCAGTGATTGCCTGTTGTAATAGATTCTGTTGAGCTGAAACTCCGCCTACGCCAGTAAATGCTTTTGAAAAATCTCTGCTAATTTTTCTTCTAAATGTGGGGCCAAGTCCTCTTAGTTTTTTAACATCTTCAATGCCTATTTTAAATGGGTCGTCATGCTCTTTTTCTTTTTTAAAAGAAAACCAATCTCCAGTGTTTGAGATCTCAATTGTATTATCATCTTGAGAATAATCGTCTTCTACAAACTCTGCTCTCATTGTACTTTACCGTCCCTTAAAATAGAATCTTTGTATACGCCAATATCCAAAGGATCTGGGGTCAATCCCCACTCAAGTCTTTGTTTTTGATATTCGTACTCTTCGTCGTCAATCTTTCTGCGTCCAGAAAGAAATTTAGGCCTGCCCTCATATATACCGTACGAGCGAACCTCTCTAGCCAAAGCATCCATTCTTGATTTGTTTCCTTTTTTGGATGTGACTGACAAGAAGTTTCCATCGTCGTCTCCTATCCAACGTCCGTCTGGCATTTCCCATACGTATATGCCTAGCGTTGTTTCTTCAATATACTGAGATTTCTTATTTAATATTTCCATACTGTCTCTATTCTACCATTAAATACTATCAAAGTCCATCTTTTTGTCAGGCTATGTGACCAAAAACTCTATATTTGTCGTTAGAGGTTGTCTTTCTACAATGTAAAAAGCTGTTCCGTCCTGTCCAGCAACACTCTCTGCTAGTGACAGGCTGGTATCATTAATTCTTGTCGAATATCTATCCGTATATAGTAGGTAATGATTATATAGCTCAGACTCTAGCAGTTCAGAATCATATAGGGCTATGTTAGTATATACATTGGCCCCGCCGTACTGAGAATCATCTTGATTTTGATTAAACTTTATATTTAAACCGCAGTCGTCTTCAAGCACAATAGCCACGTGATGCTGGTACCCACTGATAAAATGATCTGAGATATTTGTGTGTGATGTAACATCTATTCCATTTATATGTACATTTAATACATTTGTCGAATAGATATTCCCGCTTGAGTCCCATCCATAAATTGCATCTTGCGTACTAAATAGTACGTTGCTGCCACCATCTGGCGTAAATATCATTTCAATAGTTTTTACATTTTCTGAATAGTCTGTACTAAACCCATGTCCGTCATACATCTTTAACCCATTCATTTTGCAATAAGATAGGTTTAAATGATTTTTATGAGGTAATCCATAATCATAATCTGAAAAAACTCTTGCACCAGAGTTGTCTGAATAGCAGTCTTTATCGCTGAAGAATAACAATCTAATTTTTCTCAAAGTTGGAAAATATTTACTTGTATCAGAAGATGTCATAGTGACCCTAATATATAAAACGTTTTCTATTTGATTATCGTTTTTATTAAAAAATGGAAGTGGCATAGAATTTTCACACTCAATCCAATTTGTTTCATCTATGCTTGCTTCCACAGTTATGCCGTAAGAATCGTCATCAAAAAATATTAAAGATGAGGATATGTTTAAATAATCTGGAACAACAATAGAATCTGTAAAACTAAAATTTGCTGTAGAAGGAATATCTGTTTGCTTTATATAAATAGACTGTTGATCTAAAGATACCTCTACATTTGAATCTGCAAAATAATTCCATGGTTTAGCTTTGGGATATTCGTACTCAAAAACAGTTGTTGTTTTATTTGTATTCATTGAGAACAATACACCACCGTCTGGATTAACAATTTGCGTTGTTGGTGTTTCTACATTGCCTGCGTTGTAATGATTTAATATTTGAGACTGAGATAATGTTTTTTTATAAAATGCTAATCCATCAATTACAAAAGTTTCATTAGATGGGCCACACGCAAAATTTACAACATCATTTGTAAATAAAAAATTATTTAAAGATTTATTTTGCTTTAAAACTCCATCTATATATAAATAAATGCTAGAAGCTGTAAATGATGCAACTATATAAAGTGCTTCTGTTGTTACAACTGTTTGAGATATGCTTTGTCCTTGCACTGAAAATGTTATTGTTCCATTTTCATAAAATAAGCCTATATTATTTGTACTATCTGCAATAAGTGGAATTGACCCATTTGTTGTTTGTGGTAAAGATGCCCAAACCTCTATGGAAAACTCATCATCAGCATATGTGCTATTTGCTATTCCTTTTACTGGAAAATGTAAAATTGTAATAGGACGAACCTCAGTTCCTCTTATAGCTCCTGATATAATTGGAAATATTTCTTTGTCTGAGGCGTCTGTAGCAAAACCATCAAAACCGTTTCCTGAAGAATCCCACACGGGCATTCCGCTTAATGTAGCATAAGAAACGCCATTATCCTTTAAGTCTTGATATGTTGCAAATTGTGACAATATACTTGTATAATTTGAAGAGTCGCCTGAACGAACTTCTTCCAACATGTAAAGCGCTAAAGGATTGTCTTTTAGTATTTTATACTTATAAGACATTTTAAGCCTCTAAAGCTTCAACTCTTGCTGTAAGCTCTTGAACTGCTTTAATTAGTGGTGCAATGAATTCTTCATATCTAAGCGCTTGTTCTGAATTTGAATCAGATTTATCTAAAAGAACCCAACCAGCAAAATCTTCTACGCCTGTGGTATCTATTACAGATTTTACTTCTTGTGCAATTAACCCCCAGTGTGTTCTAGAACCTGGAATAATGTCACCGTATTGATCTCTTCCGCCTTCTATAAATTTATAACTTACTGGACGTAAAGAATTTATAAAATCAAGTCCGAGGGTGGAATCTTGTATATCTGTTTTTAATCTTAAATCTGAGGTGTTAATTGTTCCAGTGTTGGAATAAATTGTTTTCCAAAATTTGTTGGTAGTTACCCCTAATCCAGCGTCAATCGGCTGTCCTATAGAAACATAATTATTTGCTACTGGAAACCAATTTGAGTTAACGCCGTACGATGAACCTGGAATTGGAGCTGGAAATGAAGCAAGACCATTAATTGGATCAAGTGTTGCAGCTGCACCATCTGCTCCAGCTGGACCTTGGGGTCCTGTTGCACCTGTTGCACCTCGTGGTATTGTAAAGTTTAATACAACAGCACTTGATGTTCCAGAATTTGTAACTGATGCATTGGTTCCAGCAGCACCAGTTGTAGTTGATCCAACATTTATTGTTGCTGCTGCATCACCCTTTGGACCCTGTGGCCCTGTTGCTCCTGTTGCACCTGTATCACCTTTAGGTATAACAAAATTTAATGTTTGCGATGGAGATGTACCAGTTATTGTTGCGACTGCTGAAGAACCTGCAGCTCCTGTTTGAACTGTTCCAATTTGAAGTACATTTGATGGTCCTGCTGGACCGTCACCACCAATTATTCCATCTACGCCTCTAGGCAATGTAAAATTAAATATTGCATCTGTTTCTGTTCCAACGTTTGTAACTGCTGCAGGAACCGTTGATGCAACCGTAGTGATTGTTCCTATTTGAATTGTTGCAGCAGGACCTTGAGGGCCTGGATGAGCGTCTAAGTAAGCATCAACATCTGCTGCTAAATACGAAAGATCTCTAGGCACGTCTGGCGTGTCTGAATATTGTGGATATCTAAATCCTTTTCCTGTTGTTCCCATATCTTTAAATTATACCACCTTTTATTTACGCCAGAAACCTGGGGCCATGTATTTGATGCCGCTTTCGACTGGCAAAGACTCATGATAATATGGTTCTACCGAAGGAAATATAACTATACTTCCAGCTTCTGGTTTTATTTTAACGCCTTGCTCTCTAAAAAACAGTTCTCCACCCACATAGTCGTCATTAAGATATAAAACAACTGAAATATTAGGGTCATCACCATTTCCGTAATCGTCTACGTGGGGACCCATTGATTTTCCAGTTGAGTATTTGCTTACTGAAAGAGGAGTTAACGTGCCAATATTTATAGAATGCCGATTTGCATAGTCTTGAGATGCACCAACTATTGCCATGTTTAGTATCGTAATAATTCTTCTTACATCTGAATTTGAATCATTTTCAAGGTTGTCTTTAAATCTTTTTTGATATCCAAAAATATATGGAGTATCTCCACTTGCAGACCACTCTGTCCACTTGGGTATTTTTGAATTTTCGTCTAAGCTCTCGTCAGATCTTTCTATTAAAGATATAAGAAATTTTGGGTCGTCAATAACATTTTTATAATAAGAAATTTTTTCAAAATCTTCATATAAAAAATTAGGCATATTTG